TCCCAGCCCACCCGGCATTGGTTTTCCAAACGTTTGCACAAATTCTTCAAATGAATTAATTTGAATCGGCTTAAGAGCCGGACCTTTTTCAAATCTACCAATCAAAGCTGGTCCAACATCTGCAGGCAATGCCGGCAGCTGAGATTGATCAACTTCATTGATAAAAATTCCAGGTGAAATAAATTTAAATTTTCTTGAAGACATAAATAAGCTCTCCTTTTATATCAATATAGCGGTTTATATTCACTTATAAATAGTTTTATAAATCTCAAAATGCTCACTGACTTTGTTAATCACGATAAAAGCCGCTGGCGGGATCAAATTGCTGAATGTCTCCAACAATAACTCTCTCTCTCGGTATTTTAACTTCAACAGCATTTTGTCTTTTAACCACTTTAGGACGTATCTGATTATCACCCTCACCCATTAAATATCCTAAAACACTAAACAGAATGACAGTAACATAAACCCTTTCTGAGTCAGTAAAATCTGCAGAATTATTTTGAGCTGTATAAGTACCTGCTAAAAAAGCTTCATAGGAATGATCGTCATTAAAAATTTTAAAAGCTTTTGAAAAGTCTCCAATAGTCATAAACGGTTGTACTAATTGATTCATTTGCTGAATATAGCTCGTTCTTATTGTCACCGTATAGCTCGTGGTAATCGACACTGGCCGCGGCACATAATAACTTACTGTTACTATCTTTTTGTTGTCTTTTGTGGGATAATAGGCTTGTCCACCAGGGGTTCTCCGAACTCCATTTGTGTTTTTTATGTTATCGGCTACTAAAAAATTATTTGTTTTATCTTGAACTATCTGTCTATTAAGTTTTATATAGCTGCCGTGGATGGGATCAACAAAAAAGGGTGTAGGGCCAAAATAACTCGTTGAGCGTGTAGCAATATTTTTATCAACGGATCCTCTTTCAATACTAATAATTGGTAATTCTAACGTTCCGTCGCTATCGCGGCCATCTGCTGATTTCTTAGATAAAAAAGAACGTTCAGCCGACGCAAACACCACAGGAACTTTTTTAGAACCCGCACTTGTTAATGCAAAAAGATTCATTTGTTCATCAAGAAATCTATACATAGCTGTATCTATATTTTCTATATTCGAAGGCTTAATAAAAACGTCGCTATATTCATCTTTACTGGGCATTAAATACTCCTTGTCGAGCTTTCACACATTTAGCTTCGACTTCCATTTTATGTTCAATTTGGCCAAATATCTCGCGCGGCTCATTAAGGGTTGTTATTTCATAATAAGTCTTATCATATAAAACAAAATCCCCTTCTCTCACAAACAAATCTTGATCTTCAGTGAGTCTACGCTTATGAAAATTTACTGTAATGCTTGGTTTTTTGTCAATACCTAAATTAGTAGTTTTAGTTACAAAACCTTGCCATGTAATTAAAGCATAAATTCTAATGGGGGGATAAAATGATTTTTCGATAGCTTCCCCATAAATTGGATGAAAATCAGTTTCCTGCAAACTTATAGCATAATACAATAAATCTTGACCAATAACTCTTTCAATTAGTTCATCATTAACTTGCTTAACCAGATCACGTTCTTTTTTTCCCAAAAATAGAGGGGGAGGAGGCGATGCTGGCTGGGACCATTTGTTTTGAGTAGCCATTTATTGATTATCCTGTGTAAATTAAATGTGGCATTTTTTGTTGTATTTTATTAATCGCTTCTCCAAGCTCCGCGTCTTTCGCAGAAAGTTTAGCATAAGTGAGTTCATCAAATATTGTTTTTAGTTCTTCTCGTAATTTTTCTTGTTCAGCAGCTGCTTGGCTTAAGAGACCAGCGCCGTTTAAAGTCACGCTTGCGCCGGGGATTGGAATTGTAGCAAACTTAGATCTCAAATTGCCCAATATTTCTTTACATAGGGCCAAAGTAAAGCGTCTAATCCATTGTTTCCCAATAGAATTAATTTTTTGGTATGGTATGTTTTCAAACGGGAGAGTATTAATATTATTAATCCCCTCAAGGCCACTCTCGGCGCCGGAATCATCTTCCCATGGCGTACTAGAATCTACAAAAAACTCTACCCACATCTTTTTAGGATAATCCGATGGAGGCTGTGGAAATATTCTTAATTTGTTGTTCTTAATCTCATATGAATATTGACTATTTCTAGTATAAATTGCATCTTCAAAAGCCATGGCTTGAGCCTTGTTTTGCCACACAGGTATGAGCTGAAAAGTACTGTCGTCCGTATATTGACCATACATTGCTAAGTTTCCTACAACATTAAGGCCTCCATAATAACCAAAAAATCTCCACATAGCATGAGGAGTTTTATAAAAAACCCTGGTTATGTTAACACGTTTGTCTCCAACTGGATTTGTACTGCCAAATTTCCCATCAGTCGCTGACGAAGATATTATCTGCTGCAAGTCATAATCTTGTTTCCCATTAGAAATGTCAAAACTTGCTGAATATATAGGAGTTTCGCCATCAAAACCCGCTTCGGCAGTGTACCCGCGGCCGACGCGGCGAGCATACAGAAATCTTGGCTTTGGCAGTTTTAAACTAATATCTTTTCCATCTAAATCGTCACCCGACTGTATTTGTCCTTCTTCATCAAAAGAACCGGTTGTGGCTCCTAAATAATCCGACAAACTATTTTTTGCTTGATGAATATTAAGGAGATAAGAATATTCTAAAACGGCTTCTTGATAGGCAGAAAAAACTTGTTCTTTAGTCAACTCTATATCAAGTACATCGCCACCTAATTTATTGTAGGTGTAGGCTACTTGGTCCGCAGCTCCAGATAAAAAATACTGATCACTAGTATAGACAGAAAAAGGAAAAGTAGCTGACGCAGCGTCACTAGGCAAGCTCGAAGATGGTAATATTACCGCGCTGGTATTCGAAGTTGGAGTTAGGGTGGGTGTTGCCATTTAAATGTCTCCTCCCTATAATTAGTAAAGGAATCATTAAACAGCAAATCATCGCTAATCAGTCTTAGTTATTTTTTTACCCCCAAAATCCACCGGTTTTTTTGGTCTTTTTGGTCTTTTTAGTCTTTTTAGGTGTAGTTTTTGGCTCTTTAACTTCAACTGTTTTAACTTCAACTGTTTTAACTTCAACAACCGCCACGGACGCCTTCTTCTTTTCTCGTAGTCTCATTCTCTTATAAGGTTTTCCCATTTTAGATCCTCCTTCCCTAATTAGTATTTAAAATTTAAAATCTCAAAAAATTGGCAGCGCCTAATTTTCGACATATGCAGTTTTTACATATCAAAATGTTTTTTACAAAAATAAAAAAACCCTGAATCTCAAAAGAAATTCAGGGTTTAAAAATAACCTAAATTAGTTTATTTTAGCCGCCAGTTTCGCCCAAGAGACCACGAACAATAACTAAACCATACATATCAGGTCTAACCATTTTCTTCGCGTAACGAGTCATGACGCCCTTACGTGGCACGAAGTCTTCCGTACCAAAAATGGTAGGAGTGACCTGTAGTGGAACATAAGGAGCATATACATAACCGCTCTCTAGGAAGCTGCTCCCCTTGCGCCCAATCAACAAAAGGTTACGCGGGAAGTAAGGATCAATATAAACCTCAAAACGCTTATTGATTGAACCTACATTCTGGGTACCAGCAACCCCCTTATTATCATCCACCGTGACATTAGCGCGGAATCCTGAAGTCATTTCTAAAATAGAAGCCACCTCGGGAGACGTAACAAGGAAGTTCGCTCCTCCACGCAAAGTCTTTCTGTGAATCTGAGCTGATACATCATTAACAGTCTCTAATAGAGTCTCATACCACTCAGAAACCGTACCGGTGAAATCAGGCGCTTTAGCGCTTGCTCCAACTTCGGCGCCGGTGTCGCGCTCGACAAAGAGGCCCGGGCTACGTGACCACCAATAAGTGGATGCCGTTGCTCCGCGGACAAGATCTTCAACAATTTCACGATCAATTTCTAGAGCAATCTGCTCTGAGAGAATCGAAGTAAGCTCAACTTCTGCGTCAAGGTTGTGATAAGCGTTAAGATCCTGACCAAGTTCTGGCGTCCACTTAGCTTTAAGTTTCTTGGTAACAGCTGTGACACTCACAGAATCAACTTTTAAGTTAATCTCGGGAATCTCTGTGTTGTTCTCAAGACCCCAAGCGGTTTGACCCACCACTGATCCGGTTGCATTGCCGGGTGCGAAAGCGTCAGTCATCACATACGAGTTATCCCAAGTGGTCTCTCCAGCCAGAGTATTCGCTGCACCGGTGTCGCTACTAGCAGTAGCAGCAAAAACAACAAAAACGTCGCCAACTGCTGAATTTGCAGTACCACCAACCGAGCGACTTAACTGAGTTAGACGTCGTAGTTGATAAGAAGCGTTCGAGCCCTCCCCGACAGTTAATGAAACCAAATCTTCTTTGGCAAAATCACTAGGCAATCCACCCTTCTGAATACAGAACACGGTAGAACCCGAGACCAAATCTGGATCATACTGCAGAATTTCGTTAACGAAATTGTTTTGCACAGTTGTCATACTACCTGCTCCGCCAAAACCAGCATCATCTCCACCATAAGTACTAAGATTTAAATAAGTCCCTGAAAACAGGGAAGTAATACCATCCAGCTGAGTTGAACCAGTGGGCGAAGAATAACCATTAGTTAGGTTATAAAACTGGCCAGCGTTGGTTCCAACGTTTCCGGCCAAATCAACACCACCAGTAATCTCCGCGGCGACCTTGTTGCCGCCATAAAGTGATGTTGCAGTACCAAATCCTAAACGATCACTGCTGGCTGGGGCATTACCCGTACCGCCAAAGGTAAAGTCTAGGAAGAAAATGAGACCTGATGGAAGGCTCATTGGTTGTACGCTAACAAGCTCGTTAGCAATTAAACTACCGAAAACACGACGAACGATAGGGAACGCAACAGCTGCGAAACCCTCAACATCCCCACCGGCCATTGTCGAAGCAGCCTCTCGAAGAAGCTCCTTAGCCTGGTTTTCAAGTAGACGGGCCATATTATTACGACTGACGTCACCGCCCATACCTTCAAGAAGACCTGTTCTCTCCCACTTATCTAGGAGAGCAGCACCTTCCTTACGCATGTCACGGTTAATGACACCCTCTGTAAGTTTTTGTAAAATAGACATTTGTTTTATCTCCTTATAATGTTTCAATACAAATTAGTTTTTAAGTCCTGCGAGGCGTTTCATCCTCTCAGCAAAAGGATCAACCTTTTGTTTTACCTCTTTACGAGGCATAAACGCTGAAGAGCCACGATATACTACTTCGTTCAGTGAATCTGGTACTGTTCTACGATTGTCTTTCGTTTGAGTGCCCACTGTACTTTGAAGAGTTTCAAAAATAATTTTTGCTCCTTCAACCGAATTTGCATTTTGAATAGCTTCAACAATTTTATCTTTTTGTCGCTCATTCAAGGAGACACTATCTAAAACGCGATTTTGATATAACAACTTAGCATTTGTTAAGTTGCTTTCATCAAGCTTATTTTTAAGCTTGGTAATTACTGTGCCATATTTATTTAACTTTGTTTCTAGTAGCTGGACTTTGCTACCAAGTTTCTTTTGCTCTCTAAGAAGAGATTTGTTTTTGTTGTTTCTCATACGATTTTCACGTTGACGACCCAGAGCTGCTACGGCGCCCTTCTTCTCCTCGCCGTAATCCAAATGGCCGCCGCCGCCGTAGTCTTCTTCTAGTTCTTCGTCTTCTTCAAGCGGCACATCGTCGTGTGCGGCGCATCTTTCTTCTAAGTCTTCTTCTTCTAAAATTTCATCGTCTTCATCTAAAGCCATGATGGCTTCTAAAATCTCTTCGTCTAAATCCATAGATTC